ACCTTCATCACTTGCTTTTTTCATACATCTATCAGATAATAGCTTCACAAATGGTACCTTTCTATTATATTTTGCTATTAGCGCTGACGCTTCTTCTGTTGATAATCCAAGAGAATTGGCCAACTTATTCTTTCCCATACCATACATTAGTCCTAATCCTATTGTCTTTGCTTGTTTCCTTTCTATGCCTGCTAAATCAGCTACAGTTTGATGAAAGTCTGTCTCAGAATTTGCATATGCCTCTACAAGTTCATTGGATCCCTCGTATCCTTCTCCTATAGAGGCTGCGTAATGAACTACCATTCTTGGTTCTTGCTGACTATAGTCAAATGATCCCCATCTACAGCCTGGCTCTGGTAAGAAGAGACCTCGGATTTTTGGACCAAAGTCTTTATTACGAGCGGGTAGCTGTTGAAGATTAGGATTAGCCATAGACAGACGGCCAGAAACGGTCCCACCACTGTCGCTACGTAATTGATTAATCTCACCATGTATTCTCCCATTATGTTCATATCTTAAAATTGAATCTAGGAATGTACCATGAAACTTGTTGATCTCTCTAGCCTGTGCTATATATTTACTTATTTCGTGTTTCGAATTAGCTAACCAATTGGATGTAAAAGATGGCTCATGAGTTTTGTCAGTACGTGGATAATCTATCCCTAATTTATCGTAAGCTTCTCCTATTTGTCGTGCTGCCCATATGTCTATGTCTTTTCCTACTTATTGCTTTATTTTTTGTAAATAAGTTTTCTCCTGTAATTGGAACTCTTTCTTTAAAGCATGAGCTTTATCTACGTCAACCAAAACCCCTTTTTCCCTCATCTTAATTAATATTGGAAGTAGTTTAGCTTCTAACTCCCAAATCGTTTCTAAGTTTTGATTATAAATTTCTGGCTTAAATCTTTGCCATAACAGGTACGTGAGCCGTGCATCTTGTTCCGCATAGAACCCGACATGCTCTGCAGGTAACTTCCACATCTCTGCTTTAGGATCTATACCATGATCCTTTGCAGCTTCTTTTAAATCGTTTTCGGACTTCAGCTCACCAAGATAATCTTTAGCCAATGCATTTAAACTATAAGACCATCTGTTTTCATCAATGATACCTGCAGCTATCATCGTATCTACTATTTCACCATTAACTTCAATACCCATATGTCTTAACCATCCAACATCGTATTGTGCGTTATGAAATATTTTTCTTGCAGGTAACTTACAAACATCTTTCATGTATTGTAAAACTTGCGGCTCAATCATATTCCCACCACCAAAATGTTTAAATGGATAATATCCTTGCCAACCCTCTACAGCTACAGCAAAACCAATAACATAACCATTACCAGTTGCCCAACCTGCTCCTAATTTATTATTAATACCTTCGTCTCTTGTTTCTAAGTCAATTGCAATCTCATCATACTTTGATAAGTCTTTATACTCTGATGGACATGACCAAATATGTTTTTTAAAGTTAAATGTAAATTGTAATCCTGTCATACTGATACCTTTTTGTTGTAGTACGTTACCATTGCTCGTGATCCTTCATACTTTTCTAGTCGTCGTTTCATTATTTGGTTCTCTAAGTATAGTTTTTCATTTTTTTGTTTTAACTTATCTATTATCTTTCGAAATCTAAGGTGCCAATTTTTACCAAGATCTCTGTCTCCAATCATTTCTTTTTTTTCATGTCTTTAAGTTTAAGTATTTCTAAATCACAATAGTGTTTAATCTTTTCTAAATCCTCAATACCATTTTTATTCATATATCTACAAACATATTTAATTACGTTGCCTTGAAAGAAAGATAAGTTATTCTTACTAATAAACTCATAAGGCTGTATATGAAACTCCTTATAATGATTTCCGCCAATCTGTTTACTTTGCGGAAAAGCTTCTTCTAACATATCTTTATTTGTCATTCAAACTCCACATAGGCCTTCGCATTCTTGATTAAACAAGTCGGGACCATCATCATTTTTAAATTTAACTTCATCCAAAGGTACACATTGTCTGTGTACAAAGTTTTTTACTTTAGGATTATGCATACGCATCTTTTTATCAAATTCGACAGCAGATGCAAATTCTTTCGGTCTATTATTTTTCATGTCAATCCAAAAGTTATCGTCATGGAATGGACATCCAATACATGCACTCTTAACTGGTATTTTAAATCCTTTACCTTCATACCATTTTAAACAATCCTCTCTTGACATTTTTTTATCTATTAATGGCCATACATTTTTCTGCCACCAAAATCTTGAAGGCTTCATACGCATAATTTCATCAGTAGATATACCAACCCAAACTTCTACAAATTCTGTTTTTGGAAATCTTTGTCTTGGTTTAAGTCCACATAGTTCTCTAATCTTTTTAGCAATTGGAGTAATTTTGTATTCTCTTGTACATTGTCTTCTACCCATACCTTTTTTACCTTGTTCGTTTAAAGTATAGAATGGTGCAGAAGCAAATTGATTACCGCCTGGTGCGAGAGCCGTGAGGATGTCATCTTGGATATTACCTTTCTTAACTAAATACACAGGATAACTTAATACTGACTTTAGATACTCTAAATGTTTTATTACTGGTTCAGGCTCCCAACCCGTGTCTGCGAAGATAGCTGCGTCTGGCTTTACACCAAACTCTCCAGCATCTGCCATTAAGGCCATTGTAGAGCTCTGTACGCCTGCTCCAAGGCTTAGTATTCTTAGTTTTGGTTCTTTGTTACTTTCCATATTGCCCTTCCTATTTCTTCTGCGATTTTCGGGACGATAGCATTTCCCAATCCTTTAAGTCTGTGTGATCTGCCGGGTATCCCATTAGCCACTCTACCCACATCGGGTTCAACGAACCACCAGTTCCTGTCTGATTCATAGCTATTGATTCCTCTAGTTTCGATCCGAGTCGACCTCTCCTGTCCACTCTTTTCTTTACTTGGTTGGAATTCTCTCCCATAGCTGCTGAAGCTCTCGGTGTTGGCCACATAAGATTCGGATGTGCTACTTGATCGTTCAGACTTATCGGCATCTTCTTGTCTACTTTCATCTGCATTCTTTTTGCTGAGCTCGCTCCCCTGTCGCAATGTGCGTCTGGAGTTCTCCATAATCTCATTGTCTCTGGATCCACCTGTTCCCTTAGATTCGATGGTCTCGTCCTGCCTTTCCTGTGCCCCTGCATCAGCTTCTTTGTCCCCTCTTCTGATCTTGGAGGTAAGTGATCCATTGTATTTGGAGTAGCCCACAATCCAGACTCTTTCCCTTTTGTGTGGGGCACCGACGCCTGCAGCTGGAATAATAAACGGTTGGATTTCGAAGCCTTCACTTTCCAAATCAGAGCACACTGTTTCGAAAACCATGCCGTCTTGGATGTTAATAAGACCTCTGACATTCTCTGCAATAATCCAGGTTGGTCTAACTTCTTTAATGACTCTAAACATTTCTGGCCAGAGATATCTATCGTCATCTGTTCCTTTTTGTTTTCCTGCAACACTGTACGGCTGACAGGGGAAGCCACCTGTGAGGATATCAACAGGCTCTTTGATGTCCTTTCCTTCCATTTTTTTGATGTCATCATATATCTTAACTCCTTTCCAATGTTTTTGCAGCAACAATCTGCAATATTTTTCTCTTTCGCAAAAAGCAATTGTTTTAAAACCTACCTTTTCTAAGGCTAAACTAAATCCACCAATACCACTAAATAGATCTAAATGATTCATTTATCCCCCTGTACATATACTAAATAATCTTCTCCAATTGGATAGTGATATTTATAATCTGTGCTTAGTAAATGCAAACTATCTCTTGCTCTTGTTACACCTGTATACCAAACTTTCTTTTCATTTGATTTCTCATCTTTATCTTTGTGTCTGTAACTTGAAGGCCAATTAGCTTTTGAATACAATAAAACATGATTAGCTTCGTCCCCCTTTACTGAATGTATGGTATCAATAATTACGTTAGGTGGTTCATCCAACTTAACTTGTTTGTACCTTTTTAATAATCTTAAAAAATAAATTACTTGTCTTGGTTTAAAGTTACGTCTTAGAATCCACCACCAAGCTTTCTTTTGTGCTTCATCAGGTAAATCTAACCCACACCATTCTTTGAGTGCAGTAAAATTATATCGTTTATAATCTGGTTCTTTAGACCAAAACTTAGGAGTTCTATAATCTGGATCTGTAACTTCTCTAATATATTTAAACATAGCCTCAGCTTCTTTTTTCATTATCTCTCTACCATTAGATATAGCTGTCCAGGCTTTGATAGCTTGCCATTGATTCATATCAAAAGACTTTTGACCTTTGTTATCTGCAAAATATATACCTGCATCTTTAGCTAAAGCTTTCAATTCGTTCACAGTTGTATGAATTCTACCAAGTAAAAACCATTTACCCTCATCTTTTTCAAAAGGTATTTCTTTAAAACTTAAATATCTTTTTACAATTCCTTCTTTAACCAAGGGTTCAAATGTTTTATCAACACTATCTAAGATACCTTTTCTAACTATCTGTGAGAACTGGTGTATAGCTTGTCCAAATCTTCTTGTTTTTCTAAGTACAACTTTTCTTCCTGGAAAATATTTCGTAAAGTATTTTGTATCAGCGCCGTTCCATTGATAGATTGCTTGATCATCGTCACCTGCTAAATAGATCCTCCTTACATTTTCTGCCATTTTATAAATTAAAGACCATTGTAATGGAGTAAAATCTTGAGCTTCATCTAGTATTAATACCTCAAGCTTTGGAAACTCTACTTCATGCAAAGCTCGTTCAATCATATCTGTAAAATCTAAAAAAGATCTTTCGCCACCACCAGTTTTATAATGTTCGTAAGTGCTAATCTTTCTTGTAAACACATCTAGGTTATCTTTCTTTTGAGATTCTCTTTTATAAACTAACACAGGATCTTCTAATAAGTTTCTAGCTTTGTCATAAATACCAAGCGACCAATCGGAATAAGTAAAGTTGTCTTGTGATAATCTATTGTCAGATCTTTTTACAAAATTATTTGTAAGTGCATAATCAATCATACAATCTTTAGTATCGAAGATCTCTTCTTCAAAATATCTCCTGCAATATGAATGCAAAGTTCTAAATCTAGAAAATGATTTACTGTCTAAATGTGGAAACGCTTCTAGCGCTCTAATCTTTGCAGTATCTACAGCTTTATTAGTAAAAGATATAAATGCAATTTGTTCTGGATCTACACCATTCTTTAAATATTTTTTAACAACTCGTTCTATCAAAGTCCAAGTCTTTCCTGTTCCTGGTGGACCAAAGATCTTAATCGTTTTTTGATAGATCTGTTTTTGTTTCTGGAGTCCTAAATTTGCTGTGGTACTCATCATCCATTTCACTAAGTTCGGGTTGTTGATTTTTTGGTTTAATCTTTTGATGGTTAACAAACTCAGGCATTTCTACATACCACACATTACGCTCACCTTCAAAGAAATCATGTTTTTTACATTCTAATAATCTTACAGCTGCATTAACACTTCTAAATGGTGTCTTTCTTTTTTCTAAGAAATCAGCCAATGTATTACGTTTAAAATAACAAACATTATCTTTACTATCTAATACTGTGTAACCATCTTTTAATTTAGTGAAATCATCTTGTTCAATTGTACTTTCAAAAAATATTTTAAGTGTATTGTATTTCTCCTCTTCTTTGGTATCTTCATACTTAAATGCGGTATTCTCTGTTGCAGACTCTAATAAATGTTTCATCAATAACTCAAATGGACTTGGTCCTTTTTTGGGTCTTGGTAATGTCAACCAGAATATTCTGTATTTAGCTAAACATACTCTCCATGACTTTTCATCTTTAGTATCTTCAGGCTTAAAAGTAATATGTCTATCTCTAAAATCACATTCATAAATAATACCTTTTGAGTCTTCAGTGTATGTTAGGTTTTCAAACTCATTCTTAATATCTGGTGCTTGAACACCAATACCAAGTTTTCTAAGTTTACATGTTTCTTTATCACATATAGATGAAACAAAATTATGTTTAGGTGGATAAAAATATTCATAACCTTTTGTATGCACAGATTGTGCAGTGCCGTCACTTTCATTTCTTTTTAGTGGACCTTTAGGATGCGATGCAAAAATTGTTTTTTGTCTTTCCCAAGCAATATCTTTTAGTTGTCTTACTGTAAGATTGCCTTCTGCTTTTTTCATTTCAGTAACACACACATTAAACAGCATGTTATTTCTGTCGCCTGTCCAACCTTCT